AAGCGATTGCGGGAAAACATTATTACCGCCGTCGTCGGACAAAACGAGGAAGTAACCCAACGGGAGGCATTCAACGAACAACAGGTTAAAGCCGCATTTGAGAGCCAAAGCACGGTATTAAACCGAGTGAAAAAAGGCTTTGAAGCCGCCCAACAGTTCGTCGATGAAACGGTTTGCCGATTGCGATACGGCAATATGTTCGTATCTGCAAAAGTCAATTACGGCACGGAGTTCTATTTGTACGACGCAAGCGAGTTGCGGAGCCGTTACAAGTCGGCAAAGGAAAGCGGCGCAAGTGAGGCAGAATTGGACGCCCTACAAAATCAGATTATCGAAACGGAGTACCGGAACAACCCAACCCAATTGCAACGTATGTTGATATTGGCAGAGTTGGAGCCGTACCGCCATTTGACCCGGAACGAGGTATTGGATTTGTACGGGCGTAACTTAATCTCGGAGAATGAATTACGTATAAAGTTGAATTTCGCTAACTTTGTCCGCAGGTTTGAACGGGAGAATACAAACATTTTGGAGTTTGGAACGCAAATACCATTCGACAAAAAGATTTCAGTAATAACAAGTAAATTTAATGATTACGCAAATGAACACAATGTTAAGTAGTGAGGTTTGGCAGGATATACAAGGTTATTCCGGCATATACCAAGTTAGTACATTAGGGCGTATCCGTAGTTTGAAAAAAGGGAAAATCAAATTACTAAAGCCTTATATCAACAATATGGGTTATGCTGTTTTATCTTTATATGCTAACCACAAACAAAAAACATATCATGTTCATAAATTAGTTGCTGAAACATTTTTAGTTAAAGTTGACGGCAAAAATTATATAGACCATATCAACGGAATTAAAACGGATAATAGAATTGATAATTTACGTTGGTGTACTCCAAAAGAGAACGCAAATTTTGAATTATCAATTATTAACCGAAAGCGTGCAATGCGTAAAGCGTGTGGAGTTTCTGTTAATCAATATGATTTAAGTGGTAATTATATTGCTACTTATGCGACATTAACAGATGCTCAAACTATTACAGGGATTGCATATCAAAATATACGTGCATGTTGTATTGGTAGGTATAAAACAGCCGGAAATTATATTTGGAAATTTAATAAATAAATTAAATTATGAGAGTAAAAGTAAACGATGGTAAAACAAAGGACGTTGCAATTACCGACGTCACCCCCGAAAACTACATTGTACCGAGTAATGAACAACATTTGTATCATTGCGTTATTGAGGTGCGCAAGTTTGACAGCGAAACGGGCAAACGCTTATCCGTTCCCCGTATCCAAAAGTTCGGCAAAAAGTCCTTTGAAAATGGCATTTTGGACGCACTGAAAAAACAGGGTTACACGATTACCGTATTGCACGACCCCAACGAGTACGTCAAGGCGCAAGCCGAGGAAAAAGCGGCACGAACCGCCGCACAGCAGAAAGCCGCCGAGGAAAAAGCCGCCGCCGATGCAAAGGCAAAGGCAGAAGCCGAGGCGAAAGCCAAAGCCGAGGAAAAAGCGGCGTTAAAGGCTGAAATTTTGGCGGAATTGAAAGCGGCGGGAGTTATCCCGGCGGAACCCGCCAAAGAAACCAAAGCCGATGCAAAGGCAAAGGCAGAAGCCGAGGACAAACCCGGAGCGAAAAAGTAACAGAGTATTAAACTATTAAAATTATGATTATGGCACAGATTGCACAGCAGGACAATTTGGTTATTGAAGTAACAACAACCGTCGCCGCATTGGATGACGCAACAAAGAAAAAGTTGATTGAATGTATTGAGGGCGGAACAATTACCGACGTAATTTTGGTAACAAAAGAGGTTGAAAAGAAAATCAGCCATGCCCGTGTTGTTAGTTGGTTGGTTGACACAACCGGGAATTCGCCAAAATACACAATTGATATTATTAACGCAAACAGCGGAGAAGTAGCAGCAATCGAACTTAATTAATTCAAAGGGGAAGAATTATGTTAACGAGAGAAATTTTAGTTGCAAATGCGGCATTAGCCGGATTAACCGACGAACAAATTGCGGCAATTACAACATTGTCCGCCAACGACGAAAATAGCGTTATCGCCAAAAAGACGGGCGAAATTTACGGCGGATTGGATGCCGATATTTTGGCGGCGTCCGGTATCGCAAAGAACGGAACCGAAAAGACGTTTGATTACGCAAAACGTGTGGTCGCCGAGTTCAAAACCAAAGCGGAAAGCGCAAGCGCATTGCAAACCCAAATCGACAGTCTGACGAAAGAAAAGGCACGTTTGGAAAAGGCAATTGCCGACGGTGCGACCGATGCGGAAACGGCAAAGGCGTTGAAACAGGCGAAAGCCGATTTAACGGCGGTAACAACGCAGTTTAACGACCTCAAAAGCAAGTACGATGAAGCCGAAAAGAAATTCCAAACGGAGTTGTTCGGCGTTCGTATCGAGGGTGCATTGCAGACCGCAACCGCCGGGTTGAAATTCAAACCGGGATTGCCCGAAAGCGCAACAAAGGTTTTGTTAGCGCAAGCAATCGACAAAATTAAGGGTATGAACCCCGAATATATCGACGACGGAAAAGGCGGTAAAATCCTTGCTTTTAAGGACGAAAGCGGCGCAATTATGCGTAACCCGAACAATCAGTTGAACCCGTACACCCCCGGCGACCTGTTGGCAAAGGAATTGGAAACAATGGGTATTTTGGATAAGGGACGCCAAGCCGGAGGCGGCGGAACGGTTCCCCCGGCGGGCGGTTCCGGCGGTGGTGGCGGAACAACCATTGACATAACGGGCGCAAAAACCCGTGTCGAGGCTTACGAAGCAATCGCCGCAAACCTTATGGCGCAGGGTTTAACGGCGGGTTCCGAAAAGTTCGACGCCGCAATGAAACAGGCATGGCAGGACAACAATATTGCCGCATTGCCGGAAAAGTAAACAATCACGGGTAAAGGGTAAACCCGCATTTAATAACAATTAAATTTTTAACATTATGTCATTAGTAGCAACGAGATTGCAAAATTGGCGGATTGAAAACCCGGAATTAGACCGTAATATGACCCGCCCGCGTGAGTATGGCGCATTGGATTTTTTCATTGAGCAAACCAACGCCCCGTCCTCAATCATTAACCCCAATTTGCGTGACCGTGCGTTTGCGTCCATTGGTAACACGGTACAAGTACCCGTTATCAATTACGACGGCGATGTACAGGTTAGCAATGTCCGTTCGTGCGTTATCGCTGACGATGAAAATACGTCCGCATTGGTAACGGTTGTTTGGGCGACTTATGCCATTGGCTTTACAATGGTTCCCGCCGCCTACATGAACAACGAAATTTCCTACGAACACGACTTTTTGCGCAAAATGGAAAAGACGTGCCGGGCTTTGGCGGACAAATTGGACGTCGGAGCCGTTGCCGCATTGGAGGCAAACAAAACACAGGTGTTCAAAACGTTGCTTAACTACACGCAGAAGGGCTACGTGGTACAGGTTCCAACCCAAATGGCGACCGAGATTTTGGGCGATATTAACCCGATTATGCGGGCTAACTGTTACCCGGAATATATCCACATTATCGCCAACGCCGGGGTTGATAGCCTTATCCGTAAACTTGCGCAACATGGCGTTTACAACGACGTAAACAAGCGCATGGAGTACGACAACAAGGTTTTGCACTACACGAACAACGTAACCGACGAAGCGGGCAAAATGGGAACCATGTTTGCCGTTGCTGACGGTAATGTTGGTATCCTTACCCGTGTTGACCGTGAGGCATTGCGCCGCACCCGTGCGAATTTCCACGAATGGGACGTTGTACGTTTGCCGTACATTGATTTGCCCTTTGGTTCGCACTATTACACCGCCGTTGGCGACCAGTCCGCAATCATGGGCGCCGCAACCGCCGATTTGACGTGCGCCGTTAAGGAGTATTTCGGATTTTCCGTTGACGTGGCGTATATGGTTGCTTACAACGGCAACCCGAATACTGTGGCAAACCCGATTATCAAAGCCGAGATTGCCGCCCGCAATCCGAACGAGCCGTTGGGTATGCCTGTATATGTAACCAACGCTGCGGAATTTCCCGCCGGAGGTGCTGGGGGCGAATAACGCCGGAGCATAACGAATTGTTAAACCGAGGGGACGGGGTGGTTATCCCCGCCCCCTTATTTATTTCAAACGCAGATGTACAGATTACAAGAAATACAGGACGCATTATTGCACGTCGTCGGGTGGGAACAATCATACGACCCGGCAAAGGCGATAGACGACAATTTAACGCAGACGGAAAGCGGTTTGAAGTTTCAAGGTGCGCACCCCCTTGTTACTTTGGATAATGTCCGGGCAATCGTCCCGGATGATTTCGTTTTTCAATATCCGGTTTGGAATATGATAAGGGAATACAAAGCCGGGGCAAAGGTTCGCCACAACAACAAAGTTTGGATTGCGACACGGGACAACCAAAACGAGGAACCGACCGAAAGCGATTTTAACGACGATTACAACGACGATTACGGCAACCCCTATTGGCAACCGTACAATTTCATTTCCGATTATTTGGAGCGTTTGACCCGTAACGGTATTGCGCAAATGGTACAAACATTCACGCAAATAAAGGGATTGGATAAGGAAACAAAGAACCTGTTGGAGCGGCGCACGTTCTTTGACGGTGCGGGACGTATCCGGGCGACGTTGCCGAATAATCATAAATTAGTCGGGTTTGAAATTGTCCCGGTTCGTTCTATGGGCGTAACAATGAAAATCGAGCAAATCGGGTTGCAAATGACGGGCGCAACCGGGGTTGTTCGTATGTATCTTTTCCATTCGTCCCAAATTGACCCGATAAAGACGTTTGATTTGAATTTTACGCAGACAAACGGCGGTTTTCAGTGGTTCCCGTTGAAAGATTGTTATTTGCCGTATATCAGTACCGGAAACAACGCCGGGGGGTCGTGGTTCCTTTGTTACAACCAAAACGATTTGCCCGCCGGAATGCAGGCAATTAACATGACAAAGGATTGGAGCCGGGAGCCGTGCGGAACGTGTACGGGTTACGTCGATTTGGAGCGTTGGCGGGAAATAACCAAGTATTTACAGGTATCCCCGTTTATGATGAACGCCCCGGAAACATTCGACGAATACCCGGAGTTGTGGGATATTGCGTTGACGATGTACACCAATACGCAGAATTACGGGTTGAATTGCGAAATAACCGTTGGTTGCGACCTAACGGATTTTATCATTAAGGAAAGGCAGATTTTCCAAACGGTTATCCAACGACAGGTCGCCGCAATCATGTTGCGCACGTTGGCAATGAACCCCGATGTTAAGGTAAACCGGAACCAAGTAAACGCAACCCGGTTGGAAATTCTTTACGAATTGGACGGCAACGTTGAGGGTCGCCCCGGCGGTTTGGGTTATGACCTTAAAAAAGCATACGAGGCGTTGCGGTTGGATACGCAGGGTATCGACCGTATTTGCCTTACTTGTAATAACCACGGTGTAAAATACCGGACAACGTAAGATTATGGCGGGGTTAAAGTCAATACAGGATTTACGCAACCGGGTTGCCACATTCAACAACGGGTTATCGTCCGGCGCATACATTCAACAAATCATTTGGGACAATGACGCCTATATTGTTGATATGAATGCCGAGGAACAATTGTTTGAACAAGGTATTAACCGTTTGGGCGTGGATATTATGGATTACGCCCCGTATTCGCCGTTGACGATAGCCATAAAGGAGGAAAAGGGACAACCGACAAACCGGGTAACGTTACGGGATGCCGGGGATTTTGAAGCGTCGTTTTTTTTGGAAGTCGGCGACAAACAGTTTGAAATAAAAGCGTCGGATTTCAAAACGGAGGACTTAATAAAAAAGTACGGGCGGCAAATATTGGGATTGACGGACGAAAATATTGCGGCGTTGATTTGGCAATATATATTCCCGGACTTAATGAAGAAAGCAAAAAACGTATTATATGGCAACGAATAAGAGAACAACCCCTATAATTCCCAACCCGGTTTTAATCGACCGGGTTTTGGGGAACATACAAACCGGGTTAATGGATAACGTCGATTGGTTGGACGTCGCATTTGGGCGGGCGCAACGTATCGCCAAAGTGATACAGGGCAAACGCTATTATACCCCGAACGTATATGCGGGCGGGACGGAATGGAGAGGCGACAATGATTATATCGACGTTTCCCCGGATGCCAATATTGGCAATTTTTCGTTCTTTTGGATAGACGACCCGCAAACGGTCGGTTGGGTTCCCAAAGAGCAAAGCGAGATTAAAGCCCCGTTTTCCCTTATTGTTTGGTTCGATTTGCGCAAGGTTTACCACGGTCAACTCAACAACCGGAATACCGAGGCATTGAAGAACGAAATATTGACCGTCCTAAATGGCGGTTTTTGGCTGAAAGACGGGACGATTGTAATAAACCGGATTTATGAGTTGGCGGAAAACGTGTACCGTGGGTTTACGTTGGACGAAATAGATAATCAATTTTTAATGCACCCGTTCGGCGGTTTTCGCTTTGAGGGTGTATTGTCAGTTAATCAACCTTGTAACATTTAACGATATGGTAACTTTCATTATTTGGGTTTTGGTCGTGGCAACCGTGGCGGCGTTCCTGTTGACCCTGTTAAAAAAGTGGGGCGTTATTGAGTACGTCCAAGTTCACGGCAACGACTTTTTTGTTAAGATGTTCAATTGCGGCTTTTGCTTATCATGGTGGACGGGGGTCGTTTTGTCCGTCCTGTTTGCTATATGCACCGGGAACCCGGCATTGTTATTGGTTCCGTTTTGTTCAACAGTCATAACCCGCATACTCTTATGAAAACGACAAAGATAGGGGAACGGGCGGTTGTGTTGTACGACAGTATCGACGAATTGCCGATTTTGCGATTTCACGCATATAACAAAATGTTGCTTATCGACGCCGGGGTTGGGTCGGATTTGAACGATTGGGATGCGCATGTTGAAAAGGCAATCCGGTTTATCCGAAAGGAAAAGCCGGATTTGGCGGAAAAGGAATTGGATAATTTGCGGCAAAACGTTTATTTCGTCCAATCCGCCATATCGCCAAAGTATTTGGCGTTTGCCTGTTTGGTTAAGTCCGTGGACGGAACCGAATACAACGATATGACGGCGGACGGTTTGCAAAAGGTATTGGATTTATTCGCCGATGCGCCGAACGCCGAGTTGACCGCCCAATTGGAAGCGGTCAAAAAAAAAATAGATGAAGAATTGCAATTGTATTTTCCTAAACTATTCGACGACGCCACGGTTAAAGAGTATTACGACCAATTGAAGCAACGCACGATGTTAATGTTGGATGCGATAATAAAGGGGGACGAAAGCGACAAACGGGAAGAAATAGACCATATTACGACGTTGTTGTTGACTTATACAAAACCCAAATCGTTTAGCGGGTCGGATAGCGTGGAAATACAATACGACAAGCAGTTTGAAAATATGTGTTTGATGCTGTCCCAACATTTGCACGTAAACCCAAAATCGTTTACCGTTTTGGAATATTACAACGCATTTGAATACATTAAGGAGCAAGCGAAAAAAAGCAAGCAGGAAAAGCCAAAATAAGGCGATTTAAGGTGTTTTATTTTTCAGATGATAAATTATACATTTGAGAAAAGAAAATTGATTGTAGGGCAAATTACCCGAAAATAACAAAAACAAATAGTCGGATATATGGCAGATAACAACAACCCAATTAAATATTCTGATTTGGTAAGCCCCGATAATTCGATTACTGATTTGATAAAGCAATTGGATGAACTTTCAGACGCATATACAAATGCGTTGAAAAATATTAGGGCGGAAGCAATTCAGTTGGCGGCGGTTCTGCAAAAGGTTTCCGGGGCAACCGAGGACGGCAGGAACACAACCAAGAAAGCCGCAGACGATGCGGAACGTTTGGCACGTGCGCAACGTGATTTGGCGTTTGCAGAAAGCGAGAACGCCAAAAAGTTAGCCGAGTTAAAATTGGCACAGCAGGAAGCGAACCAAATTAATAAACTGATTGTGAAAATAAATCAATCCGCCGAGGGTAGTTATAACCGTTTATCGGCGCAATATTCATTGAATAAGATTTATTTAAACAACATGACTAAAGCCGAACGGGAAAACACCGAGGAGGGGCGAAAATTGGTTGCACAAACCAAAGAAATATACGAAGAAATGAAACGTTTGCAGGAAGCAACCGGGAAATTTCAATTGAACGTCGGAAATTATACGGAGGCGTCCGACGCAATTATTGCGTATGGCGACAAATTAAAAGAAACGTTAGGTTTAAATAGCGCATTTGGCGAAAGTCTTTTGGCGTTAGGACGTGGCGGGGCTGAAAGTAAAGCCGTTTTTACAGCTATTGGCGACGGGGCAAAAGCATTGGGAAAAACTTTGTTGGGATTACTTTCAAACCCGGTTTTTTTGGCGATTGCCGGAATTGCGGCGGCGGGTGCGGCGTTTAAATGGTGGTACGATTATAACGCCGGGTTAGTTGAGGCAACGAGATTGACGCAACAATTTACCGGGAAAAGTGGCGATGATTTGAAAGCGTTTAGAAATGAGGTGCAAGCCGTCGCCGATTCATTCAACGCAGATTTCCGGGAAACATTGATTGCAACAAACGCATTATCAAAACAATTTGGTATTTCTGCAAATGAGGCATTGCAGTTGGTTAAGGATGGTTTTTTGTCCGGAGCCGATGCGAACGGGGAATTTTTAGACACGTTGAAAGAATACCCGGCATATTTCAAAGAGGCTGGAATATCAGCAGACCAATTTGTTGCGATTGTAGCCCAAACAAACAAAATGGGTATCTTTTCGGACAAAGGCGTTGACGCAATTAAGGAGGCAAATTTGCGTTTGCGTGAAATGACGACGGCGACGGCGGCGGCTTTGGACGGTATCGGTATTTCGTCGGAACAAGTTCAAAAAGATTTGCAGACCGGAACCAAAACAACGTTCGATGTTATACAAGACGTTTCCGCAAAATTGGCAGAATTGCCGGATAATGCGGCAACGGTCGGGGCTGCAATTGCAGATATATTCGGGGATCCCGGAGAGGACGCCGGATTGCAGTATTTGCGCACGTTGAAAGATATTTCAACAAACATGGATGAAGTAAAAGGGAAAGCCGGAGTTTTGGCGCAATTGCAGGAGGAACAATTGCAAAGCCAAATTGAGTTGCAAAACGCATTATCCGGATTGTTTGACGCAACCGGAGGAAATTTTGAAACGTTGACAACGCAGGCAAAAGTTTTTGTTAACCAAGGATTGACGGCGATAATAAAAGGGGTTATTGATGTTGTCAATTACTTGATTGAGTTATACAATGAAAGTGTTTTGATACGTGCAATTTGGAATGGGATTGTTGCCGGATTCAAAACAACATTTGATACGTTGGGAAATTTGTTTGGATTCTTTATTGATATAGTCAAAGCAACCGGAACCGCATTAAAGGGGGCGTTTACGTTAGATTTTGACGAAGTAAAAAAAGGATTGGCAGATTATGCAGCAGCGTACGGAAATTTGGTTAAAGCCCAAGTTAAAGACATAACAGAAAATTTCCAAGAGGGTTTGGATGGTATGCAAAAGAAAATAAAACCGTTAACAATCCCGGTTTCTGTTGGAGATACCCCGACGCCACAAACAGACAATAAGCCCGTAACGACACAGAACCCAACCGTAACGCCAAGGGGTAAAAGCGATGCGGGAAAGGCAGCAGAACAACAAGCAAAGCAAATTGAAGCGGCATATAAAAAGAATTTGGAAGCAACCCGAAAATTGCAGGATGCACAATTGCAGTTGGAAACCGACGAATGGGCAAAGCGTCGCCAACAAACGCAATATCAGTATTCCCGCCAAATTGAGGATTTGCAACACCAATTGCAGACCGAAAAGGATTTGAACGAAACCGGACGCCAAGCGATAAACGCCACAATTACGGCGTTGGAACAGCAACAAACCGAGGCATTATTGAAAATCGAACAAGACCGACAATTGCAGGAATTGGCGTTGCAGAAAGAAAGCATTGAATTACGTTTGCAAGCAGTCAAAGAGGGAAGCGAGCAGGAAAGACAATTGCGGATGCAGTTGTTGGAAAACGAAAGACAAACCGCATTATTACAGAACCAACAGAAACCGACCGGGCAACAGCAAGACGCCGGGGCGATTAATGCAAGTTTTGACGCAAAGGGAGCCGGAATTGCGGACGAATATTTGCAAGCGCAATTACAGATATTCGACCAACAACAAGCGTTGGCACAATCGGAGTTTGATTTGTTGAGAAATTCAGAAGCCCGGAAAACTCAATTCCGTTTGCAAGCAGAAAAGGAACGTTTGCAAAAGGTTTTAGAATTAAATCAGCAAGCCGCCAATAAATTGTCTGATGTTGAGGTACAAACAATTCAAAACACTATTAAAAAAATAGACCAAGAAATTGAGCAATCCAAAGGGGAGGAACGAGGAACAGACATTTACGGTTTGTTTGGGCTTAATTTGGACGACGACCAAAAAGAGGCAATTAATACGTCTATGCAATACGCATTGGATGCGTTAAATACATTCACGGCGGCACGTGTTGCCGCAGCAGATGCAGCCGTTGAGCAAGCGGATAAAGAGGTTTCCGCCGCACAATCGGCGTTGGATGCAGAATTGGAAGCAAGGGCAAACGGGTACGCCAATAATGTTGTACAAGCGCAAAAGGAGTTGGATTTGGCAAAGAAAAACCAAGAAAAAGCGTTGAAAGAACAACAGAAAGCGCAAAAACAGCAGGCAGCAATACAAACATTGCAGCAAATCGGAAACATGGTAACAGCAACGGCGCTGATATGGTCGCAATTAGGTTTCCCGTTTGCAATACCTGCAATTGCCGTAATGTGGGCGAGTTTTGCAGCGTCTAAAATCAAGGCGGCGCAATTGGCAAAACAGACCGGAGGAAACGGAGGAACGGAAACATACGGCGACGGTACCGTTGAACTTTTGGAGGGCGGTTCGCACCAAAGCGGAAATGATATTGATTTAGGAACGAAACCGGACGGAACCCGCCGACGTGCCGAGGGAGGCGAATTTTTCGCCGTTATCAATAAACGTAATTCCCGCCGTTTCCGTCGTTTAATCCCGGACGTAATAAATAGTTTGAACCGGGGAACATTCCCCCAAAAGTACCTTAATGCCTACAATACCGACGGCATTAATGTAACGGTTCAACAAAATAACGCACCGGATTTGCGGGATTTAAAAGACGATGTAAGGGAAATTAAGGAACAGAACCGACGACGGGTTTACGTGGATGGCGACGGAAATACGATTGAAAGTTACAAGAATTTGACACGTAAAATAAAAAGACTATGACACCAAAATATAGATTCTTTTTGCAGATAGGGGAGGACGGAACCAAACAAACCGTCTGCCCCAATTATAAGGATGATTTAACGTTGGATTATGAGTTGGAAACAAATCAAAGGTTTTACCGGGCTAAATTGTCCGGTAAAATAAACTTTGTCCGTGCTGATTACGATATTATCAATAATGCCCCGTTTGATTCTGAATTTTTCCTATATATCGAAAAAAGCGATGATTGGGGACAAACATACAATCAATACTATAAAGCAAAGTTTATGAAAACGGATTGTACGTTTAATGATGATGATAAATTGGTTACGGTACAGCCGGAAACAATAGACCAATACAACGACGTTTTGGCAGGATTGGAAAAGGAATACAATTTAATTGAGTTGGCCCCACAAATCGAATTTCTTACAATAAGAAAACGCCCATTGATACAAATATACGTTCCAGGAGATAGTATTGTTTCGTGCTTTTTGGGCGGCACGAATTGGGAACAAGACGCAAACGCCACGACTGACCAAAACGCATTAATACAAACCTGTCATTTTGCACTATGTAATATTTTGAAAGAAATACAAATTACGTCGCACGGTTCCCCGGCGGTAATATCCGGGCTTTATAGTGGGCGGATGTCGACGGGTGTAAGTCTTGATGAATTTATGGGAGATTTATACCCGGAATTAAATGTAGATTATTATATCCATATTGCACAAAAACAAGTTGCGGGTGGCCTACCTATTGGGCTAGCAGGTGTTGAGATACGCCGCCGTTCTGATGATGTGGCAATGTTCCGGTATACAAAGACAACGCAAGAACCTTTTGATACATTGGAGTTTGATTTAACCGCCGTTGAGGGTTCCGGAGCAACGGGTACGATGCACGCCGATATGAAAAGTTATAATATATACGCCCGATATTTGGTTGATGTTGATAAAATAGAAGATTTAGATACATACCCGTTGTCGTCCGATGATATTGTAGATAATAATAGAAATTACCGCCGGGCAATTGGTTACGCAATCGACGTGGCATTTATATCTAATAATTTTTCAGATACGCCGACCGAGTGGGGATTAGCCGACAGTGGAAAGTATTTTGAGCCGCCTTATTCCATATATGGACAAACGTTTTATCCAATCGCCCGGTCAACGTGGCGTTATGCGTCGTTATGGTTTGGGTTTTATCTGATGGATTGGATATTAGAGGAAAAAGCCCGAAAAGCATATACTTTGCGTGATGCGTTTACATTGTCGTCATGTATCAATGTGCTATTAAAAGAATTTGCGCCCGGAATAACGCATGAAGCGACGCCGGAATACAGCCAATTTCTTTATAACACAAACAATCCTATTTCCGGGCAGTCATTTAAGTTGCTAATAAGTCAGAAAAGTAATATCATTAATGGCGAATATAAAACCCCGGCGCAAAAAGCCCCGATTACATTACAACAGATTATGACGATGTTACGGGATATTTACAAATGTTATTGGTATATTGAGGACGGAAAATTTAAAATTGAACAGGTAAGTTGGTTTAGAAATGGCGGTTCGTATGGATATAACCCGATTATTGATTATGATTTAACACAATTAGAAAACGTTAGGAACGGCAAAAAATTAGCTTTTGCAACGTCTGAATATTCATTTGACAAAGTAGAAATGCCGGAACGTTATCAATTTGAGTGGATGGATGATGTAACAACACCATTTGAGGGTTTACCAATAGAAATTACGTCCAAATATGTAACAGCCGGAAAGATAGAAGAAATAAATATTTCCAATTTTACGTCCGATATTGATTTGATGTTGTTAAACCCCGGTGCAATTAGTTTGGATGGATTCGCATTGTTTGCGGCGGTTATGCCGTCCGGAGGTGGACAATTGGAATTGCCGTTTACAAGACAAACCGTTGATGGCATAGAATATTTTTTGCAAAATGGATATTTAGCGTTTATCAATATACAACCGACATATTGGGTTTATGATATGCCCGCACGGAATTTCAAAATAAATAATTCCCAATATTATGCTTTGGGAGGATTGGAACGTAAAAAGAAACAAACATTGAATTTCCCGGCAGGAACCACAGACCCAAATCCGATGCAACTAATAAAAACGTATATCGGTAACGGTCAAGTTGATAAATTAAGCGTAAATTTGTGTAGTCGAAACATTAAAGCAACGTTGAAATATGATACAGAATAACAATATAAGCGTATTGCCGTGGTACACGTCAATAGAGCAGCAGAACCACCGTAAAAGTTACGCATACGGGCAAATATACCCATTGTTCGCACCGGCTGATAGATTATTGCCGTTTCAGATAATAAGAAATACCCGTTCAAATTCTGTTACGTCTGTTATTCTATATGATAAAACCGGAAAACAAATTGCAAATATAACAACATACATGAGGGAAACCGGATTGCAAGTTGTCCGGTTTCAGTCGTTGGGATATGATGTAATATTATACCCGGCAATATTACCCATGCCGTTAAATCAGTTTGACGGAATTTATTATTTGCGGTTATCTGATGGCGTTCAAACGTGGTATTCTGAAATGTTTACGGTTGTGCAGGACGTTTCCGGTTATTTGAAAATTGATTGGTGGGACATTGAAAATTTAGTGTTTGACGCCGGACAAATAGTTTATAAAAATCCGACATTCAAAAACATGTTATATCTTTGTACCGAGTTAGGAAAACCGGATTATGAATTTGAAGAGGACGGCGAGAAAAGGGACGGTTATTTTTTCCCAGAAAAACAAATTTCGGTAAAGACGTTCAAATGTACTATATTGGCACCGGAATACTTATGCGATGTTATGCGTTTTATTCGTATGGCTGATTATATACACATAACGGATAAATACGGCAGGGAATACGATTGCGATACGTTTCTAATTACCCCAAAATGGCAGACGCAGGGGGATTTAGCGAGTGTTGAAATTGAATTTGACACGGCGACCGTTGCCAAAAAGATAGGGCGGGGATATATTACACCCGGAAGCAAGGGAGATTATAACAACGATTTTAATAACGATTTTAAGATTTAACAATTATGGGAAGTTACACAGAATTAAAAGCCGCAATTGCCGCCGTTATCAAAACGAACGGAAACAATGAGATTACCGGGGCAATTCTTCAAAACGTGTTGAATACAATTGTATCGACAGTTGGAGCCAACAGAGCCTTTGCGGGTATTGCAGATGCAAATACCAACCCCGGCACACCGGACGGGAATGTTTTTTATGTCGCTTATACGGCGGGAAATTACGTAAGTTTTGTTTCGGGTTCGACTTTCATAACAGTAAACCCCAGCGAATTAGCCATTTTGTACAATAGTACGGCGAATTGGGGTAAATATGTTATCGGTTTAAGTGCCAACGGCGTTTACTCTTTGTTGGATGCCGTTAACCAAATAAACGCAACCGGGTGTTTCAGTTATAACGATACGCCCGCATTGGGGTCAAATGCCAATTCGTTGCGTATCCGTACTTTTTTGGTAGCGGGTCAACGTTATCAATTTACGTTAACCCCGGTTGGGGGCAATGTAAGCGCAAATATACAGGGTATAAAAGCCGACGGAACATTTGTCACGATAGGAAGCATTACGGGAACGCCCGCCGGGGTAACGACGAACATAACGCCAACTGAAAATTATTACGGGTTTACCATTTATTACGGCACACGTACAACCGCCACGTCTGTAAACGTATTGTTTGAAACCCAGGCGGGTGCGTCTGACGGATTGCCGGACGCTTTGGGCGATGCAAACAACTTTTACCCCGACCCGTTTATTGCGGCGGG